GCCGTTGGTCGTTGTAATTATGCCGCTAGGCCAAGGGATGGTCGGAACAGAAGAGTAGCAATTGGTGGTAGTGAAATAATCAGGGATAATCTGTTGCGCCGTTGTGAGTGGTGCGTCCTCAAACGGGGAGGCGAGAGAAATTGTTGGATTTAATCCACCGCCAACGTTCGAAGGCAGCAAGTCCACATTGGGTTGTGCTGAAGCCACTACCGGAATGATGCCAGAACCCGTAATTGGGAGGGTTTCATTCATAATGGTGAAGTTTGCTAAGAGTAGGTCTGGCGTGTAGCCGTTCGAGCCTTCCAAAATAACCGCATACTCGCCATTGGAAAAGTTGGACACGTCATTAACAAATGCCCACTTTTCACCATTTGCGTATTCGGGTATGGTTTGGTAGCGTGACTCTCCGTAGAAATAAGGAACGCCCCCAAAGGTTGCTGAACCCAACTGTGTGTAGCCAGCAAAGAACTTAGACAAATCCTCAACATGGGCGGAATCTATGTGCCCATAGGGGTTGGTGACAGAGCCAACAACAAGTTTCGTCAAGTCGTTTTGTGCGGAGGCACCATCAGACGCACCGACCACATCCAAGTTGTCAGTTACGGTTGTGGTGGAAATGGGGTTGAGTGTAAGGATTTTCATTGGCGGCTCCCCATTACTTTACCCTGCTTCTGCGGATTTTACTACCTACCCATTCCCTTTAGGGTTCGGTGCAGTTCCTTGAACTGACCTTCAACGTGGCTCTTGATTTGGGCGGTTACCCTTTCGTCGGCTGAACCGTTGATGTTGATAACCACCGCACCGGGGTGAACGGCTAGTTGTCCGCCCCCACCAGCGTTAGCCCTAGCACGGGTCTGTGACATTGAGAGGACTGTTTCACCAGCCTGAAGGATGGCAGGAACTTCCTTGCCGGGGCTACCGGGCACGATACCGCCAGAGTGGAACTTGGGAACTTTCATTGCCGTTAGTTTGGTGACCTTAACATTTATGCCAACCGCACCCATGATTCCACCAAGAGTGTCGTTCCACGCCGAAATAATCATATTGGCAACAGTTACAAATCCGTTGTAAAGGTTAGCCCACACCCATTTTCCAGCATTGGACAAAAAGTTAAAGGCGGACTTCAACCAGCCCCACACTATTTTTCCACCATTAACAATGCCGTGCCAGACCCACATAACGGCGTTATAAACGTCTTTCCACGCTTGGACGTACATTTTAACATATTTCACTAGCACATTCCAAATGAACTTGCCCACGTCCATGAGAATTCCCCACACAAACTTGATAATCCCCCAAAGAATCTTAAATTCGGTGATAATCGCTTTTATGTAAATCTTGGCGATGGGTTGTAGAACCTTCCAAATCGCCTTTAGCGCAGGCGCAACGTGCTTCCAAATTATCATGCCCCACTCCTTTAACGTCTTGCCAATCTTGACTACAAAATCGTGGAACGGCTTGCAAGTGTGGAAAAGGTTGGTAATTGCCCCGATAGCGGCACCGATAGCGGCACCCCACGGGCCGAACATCATTCCCATTGACGCACCACCCAAGGCGGCGTTAGCGACACCCGAAACGGATTTGGGTAGAATCTTGGTCAGAAGTGGGCCAGCAGCCACTGTTGCCAAGCCAGCGGCACCACCCATCAGCCCCTTGCCGACCATCCCCATGCCCCCGACTTTTCCACGAATACCGCCGAGCATTCCGCCCATTTTGCCAAATATTCCACCACCTAGGCGACCAGTTATGCGCCCAAGAATGCCACTCTTAGCAACTGCCTGCTCTGCCTCTTTCGCAGCCAAGTTGCTCCTAAGGGCTTCCAGCCCTTGCATATAAGGGTTGTGTGCTGAATTAGGCGTCCGTGAAAGGTTGCGGTGTAGTGCCTCGTACCCACTTGCTCTTCCACCAAAACCGCCATAGCCACCTGAAAGGGTGCCTCCGGCTCCCATTTTCAGCGCAGTGGTCAAGTCAATGAGAGCCGCCGTGTTCTGCTTGGTGGCATCCATTTGGTTTGTTGGCTGAAAAGCGTTACCCAGACCAAAGCCAGAAAAGGCTCTCACCGCCCCCATAAAGCCACCGCCAAGTCTGGCAACAGCCCCCTGTCTGCCACGTGCAAGACTTGCCCTTGCCTCAGCAGCCTCAACCTGTGCTAACAACTTTTTGTGCTTGGAACTACCCTCTCCGTATGCCGCCGATGCGGCACCAGCCTTGTTACGCAAAATCGCAACGTTTTTTTCCAAACGACCAGCACCGTATTCCACCATATTGCCGAAACGATTACCTTTTCCACCACTAAAAAACGACTTAAACAGCCCACCAGTAGTTTTGGTAGCCGAACCGAGCGAGACTAACTTGCCCATCAGCATCCCAATACCGCTAGCGGCGGCCATAACAGGGGTTAAGAATAAACTTTTGGTGAACCAGATGGCGAGAAGTGCGCCGATAACGCCCGTCAAACCCTTATTGCCAGTGAAAAAACTTACTAGTTTGGTCAGCCCGCCGATAACGGTTGTTAACAGTGGCGTGAGGACAACCAAGATTTTTGTGAATAAGTTAAACGATTTTACAATGTCGGGCAAAGCGGCGATAAAGGCTGGTGAAATAGCGATGACAAGTTGAGCAAACGAAAGAGCCAACTGAGGCAGGATGGGGGCAAGACCCTTAAAGGCATCGAGGAGGCTGTCCATCATTTTGGTCATTGTGCCATCGGCAACCATTGACTTGAAAGATTTAGTGAGGAAGTCAATGGCTGGTTGCAGGTTGCTGGCAATGGTTGTTCCCATGTCCTGAAACGCCTGTGACAACGGCCCGATTTTAGTACCAACACCCACCAGAACTTCAAAGGCTTTGGCAAACGGCGAAATAATGGCATCCGCCATTTGTACCAAAGGCGTAATCAAGTTAAAAAACGCTGGCAGTAGACCTTTCACCACTAAGTCAATGAGAGGGATAAGGTCGGCAAAAAGATTACCGAGCGACTTACCCAATGTTTCGGCGGTGTCTCGGATAAGAACTGCCATGTTTTTCAGTACAGGTATCAACTGTGTCACAAAAGGCACGACAGCGTTAGCGAGAGCGTCAACTACGGGGATAAGACCCTGACCCAAAGACTGCCAAATCAAAGCCACATCGTTTTTCAGCAACTCAACAGGCGACGCTGCGGATGAAGCGACGTTGTGGTAGGTCTTGTCCAAAGCGGTCAGCAAAGCCCCCTGTGCCGCAACCAAACCGTTCTGTTTTTCTACCTGTTTGATGCGGTCTTGGTCGGCTTTGGACAGTTGGATACCCATGCGAGACATAGATGACATACGCTTCGCAGGGTCAGCCATTATTCGGTTCAGTATCCTCATTGACCCACCGACACCCTGATGCGTGACTTCGGCAAGGTTGGCTGCGGTCTGCAACGTTGCCTGCATCGCATCGTGACCGTTTTCCTGATAAGTCAGGTTGTCCTTTAGATACTTTCCACCAGTTTTGTAAAACTTTAGAAGGTCGGTGTTGGTGATGGATAGCGTTTGGGCTTTTACAATTTCGTTCTTGGAAATGGCGTTAGACAACGACAATTGTGTCGCCATGTTATCTAAATACTTAGACGACCACTCATAAGACTTGGCACTGCCCTCTAGTTGGAACTTATCAAGACTTATCAACGAGCCTTTTTGCTTGGCTTGGTTGGCTATGATTTGAGACTGTGCTTTTTGCAGGTTGATAAGCGTTGAGGCACTTTCAAGTGCCGTGTCAATACCAACGGCTAGACCAGCAAACCCAATAGTCCTCTTAAACAGACTGCCAATGTGGCTGAAAGAGCCGGTTATTTTGTCTGCGGTGAGTTGGGCAACTTTTTCTACTTGGTTCAGGGAACTAATAGCCCCTGAAGGGTCACCGATGATTCTTAGCCGTAATGATTCATCCATTAGTCACCCTACGGGTAAGCCTACTATCGCTTATCCGTTTTTGGCTTTGTTCATTTCTTGTTCCTGCTCATAGGCACGAAGTTGATAAAGAGCCTGCCATTCCACCAACTCTGACGACGCTAATGGGCGGTGGGCAGGGGAACCTTCTAGCAGTTCCCCCACAGTCCGTCCAAGTGCGTCCGCTAGTTCAAAGAGGAATCGGCGGTCAGGGTTGGTGAGGAGTCTTTTCCCGCTTCGTCAACCGCCGTGTCGGACATTCCACTAAGAGCCATAGCCTTTAGGGCAATCTTCTCAATGGGGTCGGCTGACTTTGCCAAGAGTGCATCACGGTCTGACGGCATAAAAATACGCTCGCCACTTTCGGGGTCGTATGAACACAAAATCACCAAGTCGGGCAAAATCTGTTCTAGGTTCATGCTCGCTTCGCCGCCACCAGCCTGTTCGACCATACGGGCACGGTCACGGGCGGTCATTGCTTTCACCAAAATGTCTACGCCCCAAGCGTCAACGTGGATTAATTCTTCGGCAATGTAGCTTTTGGCGAAAATGATTTCACTAAGGTTAGACATAGATAGTTTCCAATCCGCCGGGGTAGGCAACCTGCGCTAAACCCCGACAGATGGATACTACTACAACTAGAGGGTGGTGCGAGTGACCACACCCGTGACCTGAATTTCGCTGTCAAACGTCACAACGCCCGAAACCGAAGTCTTTAGGTCATACTTGGTGATAATGCCCTGTCCGTAGTATTGCGGAGCAGCCGCCTGTCCGGTGAAAGCACCGGGGGTAGAAGGCCCGTAAATAAACGATACAAAGTTGGGCGTGTAGACACCGTTGATGGTGTTG